ACCGCAACCCAAAGGCGCGGCACAAGGAAAGGGAAAACGACCCGAAAACAAAATGGTTTAGGTCGACCTAGTTTATTCACCGAGGAAAGGCGTCGAATAATTTATTCGGTTTTAAAAGATTGTCCTTTTATTGGTCCGGCCGCAAAAGCGTCGGGTGTTTCCGCAAGGTCGGTTCACAAATGGTTGTCGCAAGGAATGCACGATGCTGAAAATTCACTCATGACGCAGTATGCCGAATTTTATCAGACCGTTAATGAACTAAAGTCTAATGCTGAAATTGCACTTTTCCAAACTGTTAAGACCGCGTCGTCAAAAGATTGGAATGCGGCAAAATATGTTTTATCGTGCATGGAACCGAAAACGTATGGTCAAAAAAGCGCAATAAAAGTTTCCGACGGCAAGGACGACGACGACGGTTTCGACGGTGAAAACTTGCACTTAAGACTTGCAAAAATTATCAGTGAAAACGAGGGGGAATAAATGGTTTCAGGAATTGAACTTGCAAAAGAGCACGGCGACAAGGAAACGGCGGTCGCAATTGATGCAATGAAAGACCAACTTATAATTGCGTTAATGAAACGACTTGTTAATAGTGAAAACAAACTTATAATTCCAATTGCCGAGGTCGACGATACCTGATGCGAAATGTTATCAATGGAACTTGACCGACCTAACTTTATATTCGAAATTGTTTTAAAATCTTAAAACGAAAAGGAAAACTAAAATGTCAAAATATCAACTTGAAATAGGTCCGTTATTAGATGCCGAGGGGGGTTCGAAATACACGAACCATGCGAACGACAACGGCGGTCCGACAAAATGGGGTATCACAATAGGCACGTTAAGAAGTCACCGGGGAAAAGCGGTTTCCGCCGCCGATTTTAAAAACCTAGGAAAAAACGAGGCCGTTCAAATTTATAAAAAAAGATATTGGGACGTTAATCGGACAAGCGAAATCAATTCACAAATTGTTGCGAAAATTTTATTTGATCAATCGGTCAATAGAGGACAAACAAGGGGTGCCGAGATACTGCAAAAGTCTTGCAACGAATTGCCGGGTGCAAATATTTCCGTTGACGGCGACATAGGTCCCGAAACAATAGGCCGAGTTAATTCCGTTTCCTCATTTGACCTTGCGAACGAAATGATAAAAGAGGCGCAAGACCAATATGTCGGAATTGTTAAACGAAAACCTACGCAAATGGTTTTTCTTGCCGGTTGGATTAACAGGACACAAGAACTTATGAACGCATTGGTTATAGCGTCCGAAACAATGTTTTGCGGAACCGAACCAATTGACAAACCTATAGACAAACCGATTGTTGAGCCTGTTAATGGTCCAACACGCAACGAAAAGTTTTTGGTTTTCGCCGCCGGCGACATAGGAATAAAAGAATATCTAGGGAAAGGTCAATCAAACCCCCACATTGAAAAATATCATTCTTATGCGCGTGAGGACAACGACTTAACAAAAGGTTTAACCGACGACGTTCCGTTTTGCGCGTCCGCAATATGTTATTGGTTAGAGAGTGTGGGAATGAGTTCAACAAACTCAATGCTTGCAAAATCATATCTTAATTGGGGTGTTTCAACAATCAAGGACCCAACCGCCGGGGACATTCTTGTGTTCGACCGTGGGGGTTGGAAAGGTCACGCTGGAATATTGGTCTATTGGACACCGAGGCACGTTTGGTCGTTAGGCGCAAACCAACGGGACGCGGTCAACGTAACAAAATATAGCCGTTCGAAATTGGTCGACACAAGACGTTCGAGTCTAATGCCGGCATTAACACACGAATTGCGTAAAAAGCTTATTCAATTGGGTGAGGACATTAAGAACGGGAACAAGGTTGAACTTTCCGGGTCAATGTCTTGAAAATCATAAAACGGGTTCCCTTTAAAATGTTCGGTGAAACCCGACTTGTTCCATTAAGTACGGCAACGAATGGAACGGTCGATAAAACCCCACGGGAAAGGTTTTCCGAAACATTATGGATTGAACGCGGCGAGGATTGGTATGGACTAATGTCCCGACGTTATATTAACGCAACCGTTTTGATTGTGACTCGTTCGGAATGGTTAAAGAGTCCGTTGCAAAAGTGAATGAATTCGACAAATTTAAGTCAAAGGACTGGCGACTAAATAACTTGTATAAAATTATTGATAAGGACGCGAAACTTGTTCGGTTTCGTGAGTTTCCTATTCAGCGTGAGGTTAGGCTTGCAAAAGGTCGGATAAAACAAGTCCTTAAGGCGCGACAAATGGGAATAACCGCCGGTGCAACAATTGACTTGCTTGACGATACGATATGGACACCCAATAAAACAACAATGGTTCTTGCGCATAAACGTGGGGACCTTGATAAGATATTTCAAAAAGTGCGAATTGCTTATAAGGAAATGCACCCCTCTATAAAACCAGTGATTGACCGAGGCGGCGGTTCAAAATATGAAATGCGGTTTCCTGAAATCAATTCCAAAATATTTATTGATATTGAAAACCGTGGGGACACAATTCATCGTTTGCATGTTTCCGAATATGCCTTTGTTGACCCCGAACGTTTGCGTGCAACCCTAGGTGCCGTCGTCCCGACCGCGCAAATATGTTATGAGTCGACACCAAACGGAATGTCGGGGGACTTTTATCAGCATTGGGTTAACCCACATTCAACACGAACAAAATTATTCTTTCCATGGTTCTTTCAACCTGAATACCAGGTTGATGGGTCACATATAAAAAAATACACCGCCGACGAAAAAGATTTAATTCGTGACGCTAAAAACAATTATGGAATTGCAATAGGCAAACATCAAATTGCCTGGAGGCGTGTTCAAATTCAAGAAAACGGCGAAATGTTCTTTCAAGAATTCCCCGAAAACGATATTCAATGTTTCCTTGCGTCCGGTCAATGTCCAATTGATCAAGAATTTGTTTCAAAACTTTTAAAGGAATTGCCGGAACCAATATTAGACGACGGGACTTTGAAAATATGGAAAACATACGACAAAACAAAACGTTATGTCCTAGGCATTGATGTTGCCGAGGGTGTTAAACTAGATCATTCAGTGATTGACGTATTTTGCACCCAAACAAAAGAGCAAGTCGCACAATTTCGTTCAAACACCATTAAACCTTTTAAACTTGCCGATAAAATTGTCGAAATTGCCGGAATGTTCACAAGCGGCGGTCGACCGTGGCCTTTGGTCGGTGTCGAACGAAACAACCATGGACACGCGGTTCTTGAATATTTATATCATACGAAAACATACTCAAATTTGTTTCAACATAAAGAAGACACGAACGGTTGGCATACGAACCTTGTCACACGGCCGATAATGGTTAATACTTTCATTGATGGGTTTGAAAATGAAACAATTAAAATCAATTCCCCCGAAACGTTGGGTGAATGTTTGACGTTGGTCAACAACAAAGGCAAAATCGAGGCCGATACAGGACACCACGACGACTGTTTTATGTCGGGTTGCATAGGGGTTCAAATGTTAATGTCAGACTCAACAAATGATTTTTATGAAAACATTTCGCAAAAAATTCTTGTCTGATAAGATAGGAAAAACGGGGGAAATATGCCGGAAAACGATGCAAAAGAAAAACAAGAATTGAACGAACGTCCAACGGGCCAACAACCAAAGTCTGAAAATACTTTAAACCCGATCCATGATTTATATTTCGGAACGGCCGAAAAGACGGAACAAACCTCAAGTTATATTCAAGCATCGTACTATAAACCCTATAATCCGAGTGACATATATCAAAAAAGAGGCGACCACGAAATTTTTCAAGCAATGTATTTCGACGATCAAGTGAACGTCTGTTTGCAATTGAAAAAAGATTTAATTGTTGGTTGCGGTTGGGACATTGTTTCCGACGATGAAAGTTCAAAACACCTTGTCGACGACTTATTCTTAAGGCTTGAACAAGACCCCGACGAAAGTTTAGACGACTATCTAGACACGTTGGTCGATAATGCACAAACTTTTGGTTTTGGTTGCGCTGAAAAAGTATTTAAGAAAAGACCCGACGGATCACTCACATTGCGTTCATTGAAAACAAGACACCCCGACTCATGGTTAATTCATACCGACGATCAAGGGAATGTCACTCACTATGAAAGTCGAGGAGCAAATAGCTCAATTAAAATCGACCCAAAATCAATTTTAAAATACACGCCGACAATTTCAACCGTTGGACCTTATGGAATTTCCGACCTTGAAAAAGTTTATGGTGCATGGTTCACGAAAAGACATATTGCACGTTATTATGCAATATTTTTGGAAAAAGCCGCGTCCCCGGTGCCTATTGCAAAATACGACAAGGTTGTTCCGCAAGAACAAGTTGAGGAAATTTTCAACATCATTAAAAAGTTTCAAACAAAAAGTGCCCTTGCAATACCTAAAGAATTTGACGTCACTTTCCTTGAGTCAAAATCAAACGGTGAGTCGTATACAAAGGGAATAAATATGTTCAATATGTTTATTGGACGAGGACTTTTCATTCCCGATTTATTGGGTTTTCAAGGTTCGGTTTCCGGCGGCGGTTCGCAAGCATTAGGTCGGGAACAAATCGAAATGTTTATGAAACATATTATGAGGCGACGACGTTCCATTGAAAGGCTTATAAACAAACAAATTATTCAACCCATTATTATTTTTAACAACGGACTTATGGAAAGTTATCCGTCTTTCAAGTTTCGTCCGCCTACCGAGGACGACACGAAAGAGTATGCAAAACTATTCATTGAGGCGTTTAAAGGCCGCTTATATAAGCCGTCCGACGATGAAATAAATCACTTGCGTTCGTTGTTGAAATTTCCAGAGGGTGCCGTTGACCGACCGACACCGACCCAACCGCCGGGGACAATTGGAACCGAAGTCGAACCGGACGACGACCCAAACGACCCGGAACCCGGAAAGAAAATTGAACCGAAACCCGATGAAAAGGAAACGGAAAAGTTTTCAAAACAGTTCGGTGACGCACCGGGAAACTATTCACAAAAGACAAACTTTAAAGCTATTGAGTCGGAATTAAACGCAAGTGAAAGTCGGCTTGTTGCGGCCTTAAGGCCTATCATAGAGGACCAATATAACGACCTATTTGATCAAATAAGGCGCAAAAAGATTTTGGGCGACAACCCGAAACCCGAACGCATTAACACAATCAAAATTAAACACCTCAAGAAAATGAATAGCGTTATAAATAAGGCCTTGAAAGAGTCGTATAAAAGACAAGGTGAAATTGCATTATCCGAATTGTTTAAGAACAATTTTGCACAAGTGTTGCCGAGTGAAACTTTCCTTGCCGTGTTGGACGAGGAAGTTTTTAATTATGTCGGTGACTATGAATATAACATTTCACAAAATTCACGCCTTGCAATGCAAGATGCAATTCGGGACGGTCGACCCGTCTCAAGTGTTATTGAAATAATTGACTCTACAATGAAAGGGAATTCAATTGCATCGGTTGAACGATACGCACGAACAAAACATACCGATGTTATGAACCAAGCAAGACTTGCGGAATTTGAAAACTCAAAGGTCGTTGACGCTTATCAGTTTAACGCCTTAATGGACTCACGAGTTTCCGAAATATGTTCCAGTTTGCATGGGAAAATAATTTCAAAAGCCGACGCTGGAAATTTCGCACCGCCTCTACATTTTAATTGTCGTTCGGTATTAACACCGATCACTATTTTCGAGGACAAGGTTATAGATACCGAGATCGGCGGAACCGTCGCGGTTCGCGACCCACGAAAGGGTCAAATGGTTGAACGCAAAATCAAAAAGCAACCTATAAAACAATTCCTTGAGGAAAATCACGGGTTAAGAATTAAAGGCGACAACTCTAAAACAAAAGACTTGTTGCAAGTTCGAAAGTCACGAGGGGTTTAAATGTCAAAATTTCAATTCCTTAAAGCGTTTGATATTCGACGCGTTTTTTGTGGATGAATATGGGGAAACTTTCCGGCGGTTAACTTGCGTTTTTCCTTAAGGGAATATAAAATCAATTAAAAGGGGTTTGAATGGAATTTTTAATCGAAAACGAGTCACAAATAGTTCGAAACATTATAGCGCCGGACGAATTTGTTCCCGACACGTTCGACTATATAAATATAGGAATGGACATAAATATAGTTTGTGGTTCATTCCGAAACGACAACCTTGTTCAACGTGCATTGAACCCCGAACGGAAATGTGTTCAAGGGGTCACGTTCAAAAAACCAACATGGTCAATGGAAACCGCACTCGGTTGGTTGCAAGACAATCAAAAAGACATTTCGAAACTGAGTCGGGTTATGGAAAAAAAGGAATTCGGCAAGACCCGTGAAATCAAAGGCGTCGAGATATTTTCAACCGGAAAATGGAACGGACAAACGTTCACCGAAAAGGACCTTGATAAAATGGTCGACGCCTTTAACAAGACGAAAGACGGTGCGCGGCCTTTTCTTAAATTGGGACATGATCAACAACAAAAGTTGTTGCAAGCCGAGGGTTTGCCGGCGGCCGGATGGGTTGACTCTATGTATAGGGACGGAATAAAACTTAAAGCCGACTTTGTGGACATTCCCAAAAAGGTGTTCGAACTTATCAATAACAAGGCCTATCGAAAGGTTTCAATCGAACTTTTTAAAGGTGTTGAGATTATGAAAGAACGTTTCGATTTAATGATTGGGGCTATTGCCTTGTTGGGTGCGGAAACGCCGGGGGTTTTGAACTTAAAAGATATTCTTGCAACGTATAAAATAAAACAGTACGATAATGTTGAAACATACACAAACAATTGTGAACTAAAGTTTAATTTAAACGAAAGTCAAAACAACAAGCCTTTAGGGGGAAACATGACAATAGAGGAAAAACTTGCAAAAGCCGAACTTGAGGCAAAAAACGCAAAAGCCGAACTTGAGATTGCGCAAGCCGATGCGGAAACATTCAAGGCCGACGCCGACGCATTAAAAACGTCAAACGACAAGAACGAAAAAGAACTTGCCGACACAAAAGAAAAGTTCAACAAATCGGTTGCCGATCTTAAAACAATCGAAATCGAAAAACAGGTTGCCGAACTTGAAAAGGACGGTCTTATCACGAAAGCAATGGTTCCGTTTGCAAAACAAATTCTTAACGGCGACGTTGAAACATTCAAAATTAAAAAAGATGAAAAAGAAACTGATGCAACAAGATTCGAACTCATAAAGCATATGTTTGCACTTGCGAAAGGTTCCGATGTTAATTTCGACGATAATTCATTGGATACAAAAGGCGACGGCAAAAATGCAATTGATCAAGATAAAATAAACGCTGAAATCGAAAAGT